TTCTCATGTCCTTTGTTACCATCAATCCTACGCAAGTGTGATACAAGAATAAGACCTGCACCTGTTTCTTCTACTATAGATCTAAGCTTAGTCATAATAGAATCAATGGTACGTCTTTCATCTCCTTCAGTAGATGCGCTGACAAGCATGTGCAAGTGATCTACTACTACCCATTTACAGCCACAACCTATGATCATAAACCTTATCTTAGAAAAGATTTCGTCTAGCTCGTTAGCTCCAAAGTGGGCATGAACCCACACACGATTCTTATTATCTCCATCATAAAGTATATCAAATAACTTATCTAATTCTTCTTTAGAATATCTTTCTCTTATCTGATCTATATACAATCTAGAGTTAGCTTCGATAGAAAGAATACCATCAATAGTCCTGCGCCAATCTTCTTCAAGAGCAATAATACCTACGTTGTCATTTGTCTGTTTAATCAACCAATGCTCTATCTCTCTTGTAACGCTAGATTTACCTAGCCCTGTACCCCCTGTAAGGGTTATGAGTTCTCCTTGTCTCATGCCATACAGCTTCTTATTAAGACCTTCGTATGGATAGGGTACACTTTCTTTCTTCTCTCTGTTGTGGAACTTATCTCTCTGCTCTGACACATTGATAACTCCAGATGGAGTATAAGTCTTAGCAGACCACCACGCTTCTGTAAATTCCTTATGCTTGTTCTGTCTAAGCATATCGTTAGGATCTTTACAACCTGTAGGCAATGTCATAATCCTTGCCTTGCTAGGTTTGAAAAGTCTTGCTACTTTTTTACTGGCTTCCTTGCCTGCTTTGTCATTATCAAATGAGATTATAACATTTTCAAAATCGTCAAAGAACTCAAGACTTTCTTTGATGTCACGAACTGCACCTTGCGCACCTCGCTTAATCGAAACGACTGCCCACTTGCTACCGAGTAGTTCGTAGGCTGCCATTGCGTCACATTCTCCTTCTGTGATCGTTACATACTTACCGCTTTTAAATAACTGTTGTCCAAATAAACCTGTGTCATTGTAAGATCCATTAATAAAGAAGTCTTTGCTTTTTACATTACGAACTTTAGTAGCTGATAACTCATGTCCGTTATAGTATGGATAGAAATGTTTAACTACTTTGCCTTGTAAATCGTGTACAACTTTCACACCATATTTTTTTGCAGTATCTAGTTTTATCTTTCTATCTGTTAACGCTGAGTAACTTCCTAATGTATCATCTGACTGTTGACTTATTGGTTTTACTGTTACTGTTTCCATTCCCTTTCCCTCATATATGTTATCGTAGTTTTTCATAAACTCGCCACAGCTAAAACACTTTGCTGATCTGTCTTTGTTTATACCAACAGCATCACTACTGTTACACAAAGGACAAGGTTGGTGAACAGCTTCCCATTCTTTATCTTCAAACTCTGCCCTCATACCTTTCTCCTTTTAGTTTTCTGATTTAGTTACAACTTCTTCTTCTTCGACTTCCGTTTCGCTTTGTTCTCCTTCTTCATTAATTATACTAACAATCTTATTGGTAAAGAAATTTAAACTTGCCTGAACTTCTTCAATGTCCAGAGTAAGATTAACTTTCTTTTGATTTAATCTTTGAATCCTTCCAAAGATACCTTGTGCTTCTTCGGGTAAATCTTCTACCGAAATCTGCACACCATCAATAGTTATATATGGTTTTTCATCATGTTCTCCCATAATTAAAACTCCTCGTTATCAGAATCACTATCACCATACTCGACAAGCTCATTAACTTTAACAGCAATCAACTCAGCGAATGTTCCATAAGGACTGCTGTATGGTCTTATCTTAACTGTAACATTAGAACCATTTCCGACTAAACAATTTAAACTGTTTCCGTCAGCATCATAAAGTTTAGGAGGAGAGTTTGTTACCTCTTCCATCTCTTGAGTTTTTTGATTCTTCTTCTTTCTTGTTGCAGTTTTAGAAAAACTAAAAGCTGGCTCGTCATACTTAGGATTACCTGCTCTATCTCTTGACTGTGTAAGACCTGCACCTTCTAACTCTGATGCTGTTTCTTCGTCAGTCAATAAGGTAATCATATATTTATGTGGTTCAAATCGTGTGTTAGGAACTGACACGTTAGCCCACATTGCTTTACCTGTTGCGTACATCATTTTTATTTACCTCTTAGTTACTATAAAAATTCGGTCTGGTTTTAAATTGTAAGACCAGAAACTTACTCGCTATCTAGCGAACAAACAAGATACAAGGAAGGTGATACATGAGGGCAAATATATCTTGTTTGTAATTTTAAATCCCATTATACCACTAACCACCTTCAAAGTCAAATCTTTTTTATAAATAATTATCTTCTTTTAATACCTTATAAAGTTTTATAAAATAATAATTAATAATAATAATTAATACTTATAATAGTTATAAAGATTATATCATATTATAAAACAAAAGTCAACCCTCTATCTTTTTGTGTTCGTTATCATTGTTGTCATAAGTTTCTGTACTACTAGAGTTAGTGTCAATACAAGGACAGTTCTCATAATAATCATCAACTATTTTATCAAATAAATCTTCCATTTATATATCCTTTTTAATGTAGTTTATTGTTATCTTTTTCTTCAAGATAATCTATTGCTTGTTGTTCAATCTCTGCTAATCCTATGATAAGCTCTGCTGTTTCTTTAGAACTTAATGGATTCAATAATCTTGATATTAAAATACAAACAAGCTGTTTAGTTTCTGCTTCGTTGAAATTTTTCTCAACATCAGCTACATAATCTAACAATTTGTGTATCTGCTCTTCACTATTCATCAGTAAATACTCCGTCTGCGTTCCAACTCCAACTCTCTGCAGGAGTACATACTTCTACAGCAGGTTTGGTTGTACCCTTATATCTTTTTTCATAATACTTAGTCTTTATAAATATCTTGTACTCATTATAGTATTCTTTAGCTGAACTAAAGATAGGTTGACCATGCTCAGTTCTTTCATGGCAGTTAGCCATGTATAAATCAGAAACAAACTTGTCAAAGTCTTCACTTGATTCTCTAATATCTAGCTCCATCTTCTTATAGTCTTCTAATAATTCTTTGTCACTCATACTATTCTCCTACCCAAAAAGATATATCAGCACTATCATCAAACTGAATCCACTTCTTTTCGTATTTAGTTTTATCCCAATCTATTTCACGAATACCATTCTTATCCTTAACTTCTTTTCCGTTCTTGTGTTTCTTGTAAGCAAGGATTCGTTCTCGGTACTCAATACTAGGATAATCATGTGGACTTATATCTTCCAAGTCTATATCCATACCTAGTTTCTCTTTAACAAGAAGCTGTATTGCTTCCTGTATCTCGTAGTAATCAAATGTTAATTGCATTATACAAACTCCTTAGCTATGTTAGCTATGATAGTATCCATGTTCTCTATTGCATCTTTAGGTAATAGTGCTATTGCAACTCGGTTAGTTACATCTTGTTTCATCTTATGTTGATTAGCTAAGTCAAGCTTTAAAACTCCTGAATACCTAGTCAAATCTAGTCTATAGCTAGAGTTAGCTCCGTTCCATTCCTGTGTGCGTTCAGAAACACTGGTAGCTATTTGATTTCTTAAATCTGTTAGCTCATCTATCTGTTTGTTAAGAGCTTTAATCCGATTAGCATCTGATAACATAGACGCATAGCCTCTATCATCTTCAGTCAGCTCTTGTCTCTTACTCTTAAAGGTTGTCTCTATTGTATTAATAATAGTATCAACGATTGCTTCTTGTTCAAACTTTCTTATCTGTGTAGCCATGCTACTTCTCCCATTTGTGATTTAAAACTTTATCAATAGACTGATTTTGTTTAACGATTAGTTTGTCTGTGTCAAACCAAACAGTCATATCCCTTGTATCTTCGTTCATAGTTATCTTATCTACCACTCTTCCGTCTATCTCTTGTCCTGCTTTTAACTCTAACATTTTATATCTCCTTCCAAGTTAAATTAAAATCTCTGTACATATAGAACAGATGTTTCTTTTCTCCATCTACATCAACATTCACAGTAAACTGTACGCTCAACAAACTCTTTACCTCTGCAGTATACCATGTCTTATCATCATTAATCAATAGCACTAATACTTTTTTTCCTTTAGGTTTCTTCATGTTTTATTTACTCCTTTAGCTGCGATCATCATGTTCAAAACCATCTTTTGAAATCCATAATCCATCAGACATATAAACACAAGGTTTACCATTGTAATATACATAGTCTCCTGAATTGTCGTAAGCATCAAATATTTCTAGCCATGCTTCTTTTGCTTCGTCACCTTCTTTACTGTAACCATTTTCTTTTTCTTTAACTTTTAACAAAAATCTATCGTGGAAATCTTTAACTCCTTTAGAATGAAAATGTTTGTTAGGATATTTCCCTTCTAAAAAAGGAGACCATCTTCCTGTTGTGTAGTAGTAGGAATATTTCTGTCCTCTAAAATAAACCCACACCATGTTTCCTCCCTCTCTTACTACAATATCAATTTCTTTTTCTTTAAAAAACTTAACAACATCTTTCAAAGTTTGTCCTGTTTCATGTCTAAAAACAACTTCACCTTTGGAATTTTTCTTGTGAAATTTCCATTCATATTCTTTTTTTTCATTCATCAGACACCTCCTGTTTTATATAAATATTTTTTGCTACTGCATAAGGGTCACCCATTCTATTACCTACATATTTAAAGTGTGCTTGTGCCACACTAGGTTTCACACCAATATAAGTACTTACTATAAAAGTATCCTTCTGGTCACAGTAAGTTTCTATTTCTTCTGGCTCACCATATACAAGTTCTTGGTTTTTTAATCTTACTAATTTAACGCTCATCAGTCACCTTTCCTTTTCTATTATACTTAGTCTTATCTCTGTGTGTCTTAGGTTTATGAAACTTGTCCATGTTTTTCTTAACTGGATTAGGTTTCTTCATCAGTCACCTCCTTAATTCCAATCAGTCCAATAAAAAATGTCGCTGTCTCCGTTTTCTTTCCATTCTTTTTTTCCTTCTTCATATTCTTCTTTACTCAACATCTGTTTGGTGCATTTTGTAGAGCAAGAATACTCCCAATCAGTAACAACATAATAACCTTTGTATTTGTTTAAAGGTTTTTTGCAGTTATAACAATGATTCATCAGTCACCTCCTTCACCCACCACTTAGGTTTGTCTCTACCTTTCTCCCACTTAGCATAGTGTTTCTCGTTGATACAGTAGTCACGATATGCTTTGGTAGCATCCTCATTCTTGTATTGGTCTGGCATACATTGTGCTATTGGTGATAGCTTGTAAGACGCATGATTCCAAGTTCCATCACCAACTGGTATTGTTGCTAAAGGTATAGATAATTTAACAATGCTTGCATGAACTTTACCATAACGATAAGTATACTCCTCACCTAGAGCAATAAAATGTTGATACAACCAACAGTAATTAGCACTTGATTCTCTAGCCCATACAGTACAAGGATGATTCCAATATGCTCGCTTGTATAAACCTACCTTGTCTGCATACTGGTCACCATCTAACTCTCGGTGTGCAGTACATAACATCTGTGCTGTTTCCAACGGCATCTTCACTAGCATCTTATCTGGTTGTGCTTGTGCCGATTTAGTTGGGCAATCATAAAAATAAAATATGTTCATCAGTTACTCCAAGCTTTTGAATCTAACATCTCTGTATAACGTATCTCTTTATATACTCTAATGCAAGACATATTATTTAAATAAAACTTTCTTTGTTGCCAATCAATAATTCCAGAAGGCATGGTAGCAACAGCACACAATCCTGTAATTAATACTTCATCATCATCTTCTTGATACTCTATCTTGAAAGGTTTAACTTTTCTATCTGTTGTTTCTTTTCCATTCACATCTTCATAGTTAAACATTAACTCAGCGTTATCATCTGTGAAAGTAAAGAACACTTTCATTAAATCACTCTTGTTCATATCTATCTCCTATATATCCATAAAGTTATACCTAACATAACACACATTCCAAATGCAATATACCCTATTGTCATTTGTAACTGTGCCTCTGCTATCAAGGTGTTCAAATATATTTCTTCTTCAATCATACCTTTCTCCTAGTCTATGAGCGACATATAGTAATCGTCTTTAGCTTGTGGCTCGTCTAAAAGTTTATCAGTTTCTTCTTGATAGTCTTTGTCTTTGTCAATACCTTTCCACCAAGCGTCAAACTTATCAGGGTGTACAATCTTTACTGCGTCTTTAAATTCCATAACTCTTTACCTCTTTATATTCTATTAAAAATTCTTGGTAGTTTTGTATTAAGCAGATAACTACCAACTGCTATTATTATGGCTATGGAGACTGGGTGCTTTTTAACTAGACTTATATTATCTCCTCACTTAGCGCGACCTGTTACGGCTTTTTCCCTTTAACCCTACTGGACGTACCATAAAAATTCGTGGTAGTTTTTTAGTTCCGAAGATGACTACCAACTCCTCCAACAGCAACATAACTATCGGTTTTTATAGTGCCTGTCAACACTAGCATGTGCGCTTTTATAGTCATCTAACAACCCATGCATTACATTGTTAGGCAGACTCACACAGTCTTGCATAGCATTTTTATTCACACCGAAGACTGCGTAATACATTTTGTTACCTGTGTTACGACTTAGGTATGAAGCACATGTACTGTCTACCTAAGTTAAGCACTCGACCTCGACCAGTTCGGTATGTTCCAAACTTACTGAAACCTCTGGTGTTTGTCGCAACTCTGAACTTCCACCCAAATAAATTAATGTGGTAGAATTTCTTGTCATAACTTTCTTTATCTCTGAATATCTTAAACATAATATTGCCCTCTTACATTTATGCAATTTGATAACAGGTATTGCATTTAGACCTGTAACTCTTTTAAGTTAGCTTCAGTTATAAAGAAGCTATCTTTTATTTTGTTCTCAGCTTGTCTTACATTAACACTACTTCCCTTCCTTGTCAAGTACCCAATGCTACTTTCTTTATCAAGGAATCTAGCGTCAGTATCATCAAAGCTTACAATCTTTCTTCCAAATAATTTATCTGGAATCTTGAGCGTATCGCCCTTACTGTTCTTGGTATTAAAAGCAACCGCAATCTTGAATTTCTGCTTGACCGCTTCCCTTCCATGCTGTAATGACTTCTTACTGTATGGTGAAAAGCTATATGTCAAGTCATAATTCTTCAACTTGTTGTTACTTACTCTCGGCAGTATCTTGGTATAATCATAGAACTGCACATTCTTAAATTCTTTTATGATATAATCAAAGTCTATATCACTTGTGCCATTTAATCTTATGGCTAGTTTATCCCCATGTTCAAAAGATAACTTCATAATCTCATTCTTTAGCATATTATCAAACATCTCTCTCTGATAAAGATAGAGCAATGTCCTTCTTATAATAGCCCTTGTCGCGTGTTTCATGCCTAACCTACCTGCATGAATCAAGCAATCATTCTTACACCCTGCTAATTCTGCAAAGGCACACAGCGTTTTCTTTGTCAGCATATCCGCTTGTGCTAGATACATGATGCCTGTCTTGACCTCTATCTTTTCACTCTTTACAGTCTTGGCATCACTACCTACTGATAGTAAGCTTGTTGGTAGCTTGTTAAAATATTCTTTGTCATCTTTTAATATTTTTTCAAGTGTCACATTCTCACCACCAAACATCACCTGCCTGTCTAACTCAGCGTTGTCTATGTAATGTTGGTATAGCATACATCACCTCTCATTTTTGTTCTTCAAAATCTCTATCCCATTGTTCGCCTGCTAACTCGCCCATGAAGTTTTTAAAGTCTTCAATCTTTTTTGCCTGTTCAGCTTGAATATCATAATCAGAATAATTTATTATTCTATCATAACCTCTATCCGATACAGCAGTTGTCCAAGTTTTTATGTATTCATTTCTAGTAACTTGAACTTCGCTTGGCTTACCTAACCAATACTTTGTCATGGTTACTGTTTTTTCTTTTGTCATAATCAAGTACCTCTCTTTTTTCTTTGTTGCTGTTGATTATAACTTAACATCATTTTCAAATTGTGTCAAGCTTTTTATCAAATTAATTTTGAAATATAAAAACCAATACAAAAACCTAAAACAAATAAACATAAATACTTATATGTTAAAAGTTCATTTTCAATTTTTCTATATCTTCGCCTTGTCATATAATATCCTTTTCTTTTTGACTTGATTTAACATTACTACACTTTTTAAATCTTGTCAAGTAAAATATTATTTTTTTTAATTTGTTATTTTTTCGTTGTGTTGATTATAACTTAATATTATTTTTATATTATGTCAAGCTTTTTTTAATTTTTTTTTCATATACACTATCATTTATAATATGTCAATACTAAAAAATAAATAAAATCAAATTAAAGAGATTTTTATTTTTTAATACTAATATAAAGGGTATACCATAAAACCGCTGTAATCGCATTTAAATGCGTCTAAGGGCTATTTGTATATATTACAGGCAAAAAAAACCCGTCAATTAAGACGGGCTAAAAAATATCTTTTTATTTGGTTATATTACCATGCTGACCTAAGATTCCAGAAGTTAAATTTCATATCATTCTGACATTTTAAATTGCCACGATTGAATTTTAACGATTTCAATTCTGGGCTAGGTGCATACACTTTAAGAATTGAACCATCAGCTTGTAAGGTTTCGCTGATAAGCTTAGATGGGATTCTTTTCTTAGTTTTAAAAGTATCTTCTATAGTGCGTGGTGTTGCTATAAATGGTCTGTCAAATATTGATTTTTTCATGCTTATGTATCCTTATAAAGTTATTAAAAGTTATGTAACGATTCAAATATTCTCAAATTGATAAAACCTTGTCAAGTATTTTTTAAATTATTTTACAAATATTTCATAATGTGACCATGTTAACCACTTTAAAAGGGCGGTTCACTTTCACAAATTTTAAAGTTTGTAAATTGTTTTTTTCAAACTTCACAAACTTTTCAAAATGTCAAGAACTTTTTAAAAGTTTTTCAAGTTGTGGATAACTTTCTAATAAGCTGTGTATAACTTTTTAAAGTGTTGATAAGTCTGTGGAAAAGCTGTGGATAACTTGTGGATATGTTAGTAACCTGTGGATATCCTGTGGATAACTTGGGCTGGGGGTGGGCAGGCTGGCAGGGGGGGTACTACCCATATATATATAAAACACATACATTTCACAAACTTTTCAAGTGTCAACCAGTTGCGCGTGAACATAAAAAAAGCAATATAATAATTAACTATTATACTGCTTAAGTTTGACAAGCGTTATCCGCGCTATAAGAGATATTTCTTCACAAGACTTTTTAGGTACTTTAACCCACGGGGTATAGTTTTATTATACAGTTTATTTTCACATTTGTCAAGTCCTAAATAAAAAATAAATAACTTGACAAACTGTAAAAGTAACCCTATAATAGAAGTTATTATGAATTTAATGCCCGAAAAGAAAAACAATCGTAATCTTACTGAGAAACAAAAATCATTTCTAGATAATCTAGTCGCTACCGAAGGCGATTTTAAAAAGTCAGCAGAACTTGCAGGGTACTCAGGCAATCACTATCAAGTACTTAAATCATTAAAAGAAGAAGTAGTCGATTTGGCTTCAGATGTACTTGCTCGTTCAGCACCTAAAGCAGCGTTTAAATTAGTAGAAATGATAGACAGCAACAAACCAATCCCTCAAGCCAGTCAAAAGTTAAATGCAGCACAGACGATTCTTGATAGAGTAGGTGTTGCTAAGACAGACCGCGTACAAGTAGATCATAATGTACAAGGGGGAATCTTTATATTACCTGAGAAACAGACAGTAGTAATAGAAGATGCGGAGTTTAGTAATATAACAGAGGAGGAAGATTGATTATGGATGCTATAATTATACTTGGTTTCATCGCTATAGTTGCAGTTGTTTTTGTTAAAAGAAAAAAACCTGAACTATATGAAACACTCAAATCAAAAATAAAACTAAAATAACATGGAAAACGGATATATCAAACGTGCTAGTTCAACTATTCCTTTTGGTTATGAAATAGATCTTGAATCAAGATACTTAAAACCTATACCAGAACAAATAGATGCTCTTGAAATAGTTGAGAAGATGATCATTGATGATGAAATATCTCTTCAAGAAGCAGTAGATTGGTTAGAATATAAGACTGATCGAAGTATGTCTAGAGCAGGACTTAAAAAACACATAGATAAAAAGTATGGAAAAAGAAGCGAAAGATTGGGAACTGAATCCAGATCGTTACTTGCAAGATGATGAAGGTAACTTTGTTCGGAAGAAAGATGGTACACCACGTTTAAAAGCAGGTAGACCTAAAGGATCTAGTGAAAGTTACAATATTTCCAAAAGTCAAAAAGCTAAATACGCTGTACATCGCAAAATAGCTCGTAAGAAAAAAAATATAAAAAAGCTAGAACAGAAGCTTAACAACGCTAGAAAGTCTTACAAAGCCACAACCAATACAATAAATAAGCTTTCCGATAAGACGGATCACGTTGTTACGTCTTCAGAACTAGAAGAACTACCTAAAGCTGTACAAGAAATAATACCTGAACAAAATGTATTATTCCATCCTAATGAAGGTCCACAGACTGATTTCCTCGCTGCAGGCGAGAAGGATGTGCTTTATGGTGGTGCTGCTGGTGGTGGTAAATCATACGCAATGTTGATTGATCCACTACGGTATGCACATAAGAAAGCTCATCGCGCACTAATTCTTAGACGTTCTATGCCAGAACTGCGCGAGATGATTGACAAGTCCAGAGAACTATATCCTCTTGCATTTAAAGGAGCTAAGTTTCGTGAAGTTGAAAAGCTTTGGAACTTTCCAAGTGGTGCAAAGGTAGAGTTCGGCTTCCTTGAACGTGATGCAGATGTATATCGTTATCAAGGTCAAGCATATAGTTGGATTGGTTTTGATGAAATAACCCACCTACCTACAGAGTTTAGTTGGAACTATTTAGCTTCCCGACTTCGTACAACTGATCCTGAAATACAAACATACCTACGCTGCACAGCAAATCCGGGCGGTGTGGGTTCGCAATGGGTAAAAAGAAGATACATAGAACCTTCAGAACATAATACAGGTTTCAAAGGTAACGATGGATTAACTAGGAAGTTTATTCCTGCTAAACTTGCGGACAATCCTTATCTTGCGGAAGATGGTATCTATGAGCAAATGCTTAAATCTTTACCACCTATTCAACGTAGACAACTACTTGAAGGTAACTGGGATGTAGCTGAAGGTGCTGCTTTTGTAGAATTTGATCCGCAAGTCCATGTAATTCCTCCATTTAAACTGCCTATAGGGTGGGAAAGAGTAAAAGGAATAGACTACGGATATGCCTCTGAAAGCTGTTGTTTATGGGGAATTTTAGATATTAACGATGGAACTTTAATAA